TCCGAGCGTTGTAGGGCGCACGCCTGGAACGCGTGTGTGGGGCAACTCACCGAGAGTTCGAATCTCTCTCTACCCGCCATCATATTAAGAAACACACAGAATTAATAAGCAAGTTACAGCAATAAAATCTCGATTTTAACAATAATTTAAAGCATTATCTCATAAACTTACGGCAATAAAAAGAAACAAAAAGCAAGTAACAGCAAAGACTTTTTAGCTGACTTTTGGCTGATCGCCTTTAAAAAAGTGGCTAAAAATATAAAAATAGTCAGCCAAAGGGATATAAAATGCCTAAACTATCACGCCAACTCACGATCACGCAGTTTAAAAATCTCAAAGCAAAAGAGAAGCCATATTTTGTCAGCGACGGCGATAATTTGCTAATTAAAATAATGCCAAACGGCACAAAATTTTTCATATATGAGTTTCGAGAAAATGGTAAGCGCCACCGCCTAACACTAGGCAAATATGATGAAATAAGCCTAAGCGAAGCAAGAGATAAAAGAAGCGAGTTAAGATTAAAACTCAATCAAGGCGAGAGCCTAACACAAACAGCAGAAAAAACAAAATTTAAAGCAGTATTTGAAGCGTGGTATAAAACAAAAAGTAAGTTGAGTGAGAAGCAGCAGTTTTGGATGAAAAGGCGGTTTGAAACGTTGTTATTGCCAAAACTTGGCGAAATGGACATAAAAGAGATAAGCAGAAAAGACATAATATTTGCTATTAGCCCACTACTAGAGGATGAAAAACTAGAAACAGCCGATAGAGTGCTAAGCATATTAAACAGCTTTTTCAAATATGCTCTATTGCACGAGTATGTAGATCACAATATAATAGCAGATATTGACAAAAAAACTCTACTAGGGCGTAGAGAAGTGAAACATTTTGCCTACCTAAAAAACGATGATGAGATAAGAGCCGTATTAATGGCGATAAGAGATTATTTTGGAGATATAAGAGTAAAAACGTGTGCGATATTTCAACTATATACCGCAGTAAGAGGGCAAAACGCTAGAAATGCCAAATGGTCGCAGATAGATTTTGAAAATTGCCTTTGGCATATCCCAGCAAGTGAGATGAAAACGGCAAAGCCCCACGAAGTGTTTTTAAGCAAAAGTGTAATCAACCTATTAAAAACATATCGTGAGCGCTTGCCTTTAAAAAGTGAGTTAATTTTTCCGTCCATAAAATCAAACATTGCTCCACTAAGCGACAATACTATCCGCATAATGCTTAGAAATTTAGGCTTTAACAAAGAGGTGGTAACGCCGCACGGCTTTAGGGCTACATTTAGCACGGTCGCCAACGAAAACATTGATAAGCACGGCTGCAGTAGTGATGTTATTGAGCTTTGCCTCGCACACGTTGAGAGTAACAAGGTTAAGGATGCATACAATCACGCCAAAAACCTAAAAGCAAGAGCGAAGCTTATGCAGTGGTGGAGTGATTATTTAGATAGCTTGGGTGGCTTTGCCTGATTTGTAGGCACGTATAGATTTTAGGGAGTAATAAATTACTCTGGAGTTTATTTTGTTAGCGATTATTGCACCTTGTTTTACTTTATCGTAAAGCGATCGTGCAGATATACCTAGCTCCTTTAGGGCTTCATCGCGCGTAATAAATGTATCGCTCATTTCCTCTCCTTAATATAATCTTTCAAATCTCGCAAAACGTGTCGTAAATAGCGGACGTCGCATTTAAAGAGCAAACCTTGTATTTGCTCAACTAAATTTATTTTTTCATTGTGTGCCTCGCAAAACGCCTCTAGGTTTGCAAGGGCGGCTAAATGTTTTTCGCGCTCTGGGCTACTCATTGATTATCCTTTTATAACTTTTTCATAAGTTGCCTCAAAAATATCAGGCTTACAAGGGTATATTTCGCCTTTAATCCCTTTAGTAATATAGTCCCATTATCAGCGTGCATCGTGCCTTCGAGGGTTTTTATATCCGCCTCTATTAGCTTTGAGCAGTCCTCGAATGGGGACTCTGGTTCATAATTGTTTTTAAACATCGTTATAACATTATTCATCGTTCTTTCATTTATAAACCAATCTGGCATAGGATCATATCCTAGCCTAAAAGCTTCAACTTCTACAGGTTTCTTTCTGTATATCATTTTTTAATCCTTTTAAATATTTTCAATATAAAAATAAGCCAGCGTTTGGCTATCCTCTGCCTCTTTGCGGTATTTTGTATCACAGCTCTTGTTCGATATATAAGCTATTTTCTCTTTGTTTGCCACATAAAAATCCGCCAGTATCGGCGCTAATCTTTGCCCTTTGCGTTCATTTGGTGCTAAACGCAAATAAAGCAGATCGCACGCTAGTTGTGGGGCTGTCGTGCTAAAGCTCTTTTTGGCAATGCTCGCCTTGTTGTCCAAAGCGTTTATTTGAGTTTCTATCCGCCTTTTAAATGCGTGATAGTGTCCAACTATCGGCGTCATTGCCTCGATTAGCTCGTCGATAAATTTGCTCGCTTTTTTATTGATGAATAGTCCAAGCTTCTCGGTGCTATCCATTTTTAAAAAACTATACGCCATAACGAAAATAGCGGCGTCTTTTAGTTCAGCCGTTGTCATCGCTCGCCCCGTTTAGATTTTTGCTTTTTAATATTTGTAGCACCTCTTGCTTTGAAAATTTAGAGGCTGGACTTAGCTCAATTTTACTAAGCCAGTAGCGGTCTAGTTTTTCGCCGTAGTATTTCACGGCTTTATCAAAACTCATACGAGGCGGTAGTCGCCCACATATCACAAAAACGCCGTCTTTCATTTGCATTTTTTCTTTTTCTCTTACAATCTTTTCACCATAAGTCATTATTTATTCCTTTCTTTATTGTGTTTTAAGTTTATTGGACGCATAATTTGAGAATAAAAACAAACCTTGAATTTACTCCGTTGGAGTTTGAAAAAACATTGTTTTAAGTATTTTAAAGTGTTTCCTTATAGGATTTGAAACTATTCTACTTAAGGCAGTGTTATTATTTTACCCTTATAGGGTTTTAGTGGGGAGAATTCCCCCACCTTTCTTATCTTTTCTCGCTAAATTTTGTAAGTTTCTCAAAGATATTCAAACAAGTAGTATATTCTTCTCCAATTACGTCATCTTCAAGCCCAGCAAAATCATATATAGAAAAATAGAGACGCTCATAAGTTTGTATTTCATCACGAGAGATAGGCTTGTTTGTGATATATACTGCCTCGTCAAGATTTTCACCATCCCAAATTTCTGAGGCAATGATATACTTGTCGCCAAAAGGGACACTATCGCCCTTAGGGTTTAGTTTTGATATATTTTTTGCGATGATTTCTTTTTCAATTTTTTTAATATTGTCATTTTCAAAAACATTAATAATTCCAAAATAGTTTTTTAGCTCTTGTTTGATTTTATCTGATCTTTCGCAGTGATCAAATTGCCTTTTCACTGCTGGTAGGTTTTTATCATTTTTAAAATTTGCATAAATAAATTCTTTCCAAAAGCTGTTTTTATTTTCTATGATTACCTCTGCTTCTGAAAAAATATGCCTATATTCTGGATTGTAGATAGGGATTATTTTATTTTTGCCACTAAGGGTTGTCAAGTATAAAAATTTGTCGTCAAGGTGAAAATTATACCCAGCTTTTTTTAGTTTTTCTGCTATTTCGCCTTTATATTTTGAAACTATTTGCGATCCAGATAGTTGGGCATATATTTCAAACACATCACCATTGTTAGCTTTTGCTTGCACTTTTGCTTGATCCCAAAGTTCTTTAAAATCTTTCATACTTTTTCCTTTTTAATAAGAGGGGGTAGCCCCCCCCCTATTTAATCCATAAACTCATTTTCATAGTTAAAAAATACTTCATCGGTAAACTCGCCAACAGAGTAAAACTTATCATCATCTGTAAATCTTACTGCTTTTACTTCATTTACGCCGTAAAATAAGCAATTATCACAACTTTGAAATCCTACAATTTCGCCGTTTTCATTATACACAAAAATCCCTGATGGGGTATTCCCTAAATTTACTATTTCGTCATTTTGCAACTTGATTTCTGATATTCCGTCATCGTAGAACTTTTTCATCTCTCATCCTTTTGTTTTTTATTTAAAGGTTAATTATCTTAACCTTTATGAGAGAATTATAATAAGTATCTTATTAAAGTAAGCTTAAAAATATAAAGATAATTAATTATTTTTTGTATTTTTATAAAGATTTTTAACTTTTTTACAAAAAATATATTAAGATAGGGCTTTTTTGAGTGTAGATTTGATTAATTGCCACTCTTCAAGCTCTGCTTTTAGGGCAATATTTTCACGTAGTAGCTCTATTGCAGCCGCTGTTTGATCGCTTATTTTGCCACTACCAATAGTCGCCCTAAAGCTTGCATCGCCCCAGCCTATCTTTTCGGCTAGCTCGCCATACGTGAAGCCATACTCTTTACAAAACGCCTTTACTTCATCTGCTGTCATTGTCTATCCTTTTTTAGGGCGATTTTATCCGATCACCCCTTAAAATGGTATTTCATCGCTATCGCAATATTGGCTCACATCTATTTCATCGCTTGCACTTTCGCTAGCTTGTGGTGTGTGGGAGTTATTATTTTTCTTTGGTGCGCTCCATGTGGCTTCAAACATTAGTCCGTTAGGCTCTTTTGGGCTAAATAACGCTAAATAAACACGTCCGCCAGCTACTAGAGGCGTTTCTATATGCCCCCTAAAATAGTTTGTTTTTCCGTCGTTGCTTACAGCGTTCCAAATGCCCCCTATAATTTGCCTTGCCCCCTCGTATTTTTTAGGCTTAAAAAGCACGATTTTATATATTGGTGCGTTTTGATTTTTAGCTAGCTCTTCATCAGGAGTTGGGATCAGCCCACACTCAATAGGGCGTAAAAATGGGATATTTATCATACCCCCTATAAATTTTACTTCTTTGCCGTCTTGACCTTTAAAAGTTTGATTTTTAAAATAGCCTACGTTCATTAGTTATCCTTTAAATTTTCTATTAGGTTGTCTATACTGCTTGGGTCGTTTAGATAGGCAGTAGCATCATCAATACTTAGTCTCTCGACTAAATTTTCAGCTTCTATTTCACTAGCGCCTCGTTTTACTAGCTCGCTTTGTAGTAGATCGTGAGGCATTGGTTCAACTGTCAAATTTTCTTTTACAGTTGCGATTTCAACTTCAAGGGGCGCGGCTTCGATGTATTCAGTTTGTGGATTTTTTGCATCAACTGAGCTGTTTTGTTTTTCCGCACTACTCAAAAGCTCATTTAGTCCAGCTTTTGGCGCTTGAGTAGTTTCTTGTTTTGTGATAGGCTCATCCTCTGCGCTTACGGCTTCGGCTAGGCGATCATTTATCGGCAAGCGTGAAGCAACGTATTTAAGAGCTTTGGCTTTATACATTTCCTCCGCCCAGTCTAGCCATATATACTCAAGCTTGTCTTTTTTGCTTTGGTTTTGACTTTTTAAGCGTAATTTCTCGAGCTTTTTCTTGCTAACAAATTCGCTAAAGACATTATCGTTGCTGTCTTTTGCATATACGATCACACCCACCAAATGGCTAAATACCCAGTCGCCGTCATCGTCGCTTCGTTCGTCATAATTTGGTGCAAAGTGTATCTTGTCATCAAGCCCATTAAACTCTAAGCTAAAATCATCACAATCATAAACGGCTACTGCTCTAAATTTCCAGCCGTTTTTCATACCTAAACTAATAAGCCCTTTGTAGCCTATTTGTAGTTGAGCGGTTTCGCCACCATTTTTTAGTTTAAACGGCACTACATAAGCTTGACCGAAAAGCTTATTTGGGTTTAGCCCTATTTGGACTATCTGCATAGCTGTATTTACTATGCTTTCAACGCTACAATTTCTTAGCCCATAATCGTTAGCCATATTCGCGATAGCGCTAGCAAAAATTGAAGCCTTAGCTTTATCGTTGCCAACTATGGTTGAGATTTGGTTCATTTTTGAGCCAACTAAAGCTCTCGCTTGTTGCTCTCTTGGTTGTATTTGGTTCATTTGTTATCCTTTTAAATTTTAGGCTATCTCGCCTAGTTGTTCAAGTCGCCAGCGCGGTAAATCCAACTCGTGGAATAGCACGCTTTCATCACTTGTATCGTAGCCTTTAATGTTTTCTAAAACTTCCGTATATGCTGCCCTACCATCCTCAATAAATCGCTGCGTAGCGTAAAACGCAAATGGTTTACATGGACTTTCGTTTGGGATCACAAAAAACACGAAAAAATCAGCCTTAAACCCAGCGAGCCTTAACGTATCCATATAAAAAGCGGTTTGTAAGTGATAGCCTAAGTCATAAGCTTCATCTCTAAATCGCGCCTCAGTGGTGCATTTAGATGTTTTTACGTCGTATATGATGCCCTGCTTTCTATCGTAAGCGTCCATCCGCACGCGCCTAACAAGCCCGTCATCTTTAACAAAAAGGCTGTATTCGTTTAGCGTCTTGCTTAAATACTCGTCAAACATCACGCGCCCGTTGTTTATCATTATGCGGGATTTCTGCACGGCTAACGGGGTTAAATCGAATTTATCCTCGTTGTAGTCGGCGGGTTCAAGTAGTCCTTTATGCACCGCCGAGCCCAGCTCCAGCGCGGGGCTTGGCATACTCATAAGCTTTGCGCGCTTAAAATAAAGCTTCGGATCGGTGCGCGCGTCTCTTAGCCCGCTTGAGCTTATGCCCTCTAAGCTATGATATTCCTCGTTGCTGACGACTTTGGGCGAAATGAGCTTATTAAACGGGTATTTAAATTTAGGCTTTTCGCCCAAATCTATTTCAAGCATTTAACACCTCGATTTTACTTAGATTGGTTATACCCGCCGCAGATAACATCTCCTTAATCTTGTCTGTTAGCTTGTCATGCGGAGCGTTTGCTAGAGCTTTGACTTCAAACTCAGCGCGGATAGTGTAGATAGCCTTGCCGTTTTCGGCTTCGCGTGGTTTTTGCAAAATTTCACGTTGTGCGTCATAAAAAGCTTGTGGGGTTGGGGTTGTTTGCTCGGCTTTTGCGCGTTCAATAGCTTCTTGCTTCTCTCTTTCAGCTCTTGCTAGTAGTTCAGCCTCTCTTTGCGCTGCTTTTGCTTCTAGCTCTGCTTTCTCTCTCGCTGCTCGCTCCTCTGCTTCACGTCTTGCTTGCGCTGCTATTTCGGCATCTCTCGCAGCTTTTTCTTGCTCTGCGAGCTTGGCTTGCAAGATTTCGTTTTCAAGAGCTTGTATTTTTGCCTCAATCGCCTCTTTTGTGGCTTTTGCTAGAGTTCCAGCAGATGTTACCGCGCTTAATTTAATTAGATCGGATGTATTTATTCTTTCAAAATTTAGCCCCTTTTCCTCGCAAAGGGCTTTCGTATATTCAGCTATCCTTGCGGCGATTACTTCAAGCTTAGCGTTTTCAAAATTTGCCACGCCGTCTGCTATCTTTTGACGACCATCCGTGATGATAGCTTCGATCTCTTTTTTCTCGGCTTTTAGTTGATTTACTGGGGCTGAAATTTTATCGATATAAAATTTATATCGCTCACCAATCTCTGTTTTAACCTTATTAAAATTTGCCATCACCTTTTTGGCTTCAGGGATATTTTCCTCAGTTACATTGATAGAATATTTCTCTACCTGCCTGCTTGCTTCAGCTTTTAGTTCCTCAAAATTAGTAGTCAATTTTTGACTATCTGCTGTTTGTGCCTCATAAGTTACAATTAATTCCATTTTTTATCCTTTTTAACGTATTTATCTTTTATGTTAAAAATTTCTCAATTTTTTAACAATGGGTTAAGCCCATAATTTTTGGGCTATTTCTAATTTTGCCGTTAGGTCTTTAACGGCTTTTGTCGCATACGTTAGGCTGTAGCTATGTTCGCGTTTTATCGTGCCATTTTTTAGCCCTTGTTGGTGCGCCTTGGCTTTTTCTAGCTGTGCCGTAAAATATTCTAGGCTTTCAGGCATCGATAAATTTATCTCCTCTGCCTTAGTTTTCCAATATTCAGCCTTGCGTGCTTTTTCGTCTGCTATTTTTTGTTCTTTTACGGCATTCCCAATCCTATTCCAGTTGCGCTCAATTAAGGCTCTATGTCTATGTTCACTATGGTGTCCGATCTTTATCGGCTCGGCTAGGCGTAAAAACTCTGCGCCTTCTTGGCTTTTTTCGTGCCACTCATGGCTTTTACTCTCGTGTAAGTTTTGTGAATTTTTATATTTTTCGGCTTTTCTTTCAG